GCTATTTGTTCTCGTCATATAACTTTTCAAACAGGAACATATCCTGTAACCGTAGGTGCTGGTGGTGGCGGCGGAGATGGTACTAGAAGTCCATCTTGTTTAGCTGCTCAAGGTTCTAATTCAGTTCTTTCAACAATTACATCTGCTGGCGGTGGCGCTGGTAATGGTGGTAATTGTGGACACACGCCAACTATGAACGGCGGCTCAGGTGGTAGTTCAGGTTACGCTGCTAATCCTTCTTCTCATCCTACAGCAACCAAAGGTCAAGGTAATACTCCTCCAGTTTCTCCACCTCAAGGTAACAATGCTGGTGCTGGATATGGTCACGCTAACACAGGTGGCGGTGGCGGAGGTGCTGGTCAGGCGGGTCAAGACTCTCCAGGCACACACACAGCAGGTGATGGTGGTAACGGATCAAGTGCTATACCAATATTTGGTTGTTCACCTAAAGCATATTATCCTTGTACGGTAAACGGCCCTAATGCTACGTTTAGTGGTGGCGGTGGCGGTGGTGCTTTATCACAAGGCGGAACAGGTGGTAATGGTGGTGGTGCTGATGGTCGACAACAAGGTTCGCCAACAGGCGTAGGTAAATCTGGTTCTAATAACCACGGTGGCGGTGGTGGTGGCGGTGCCAATCACTCAGGTCCTAGATGTGGTGGTTCTGGCGGTAAAGGAATTGTTTTAATTAAATACAGATTCCAGACGTAAGATAAATAGTTTTACATTATTATGAAAGTGAATATACCTTTTAGGTTTAGTGGATTACCATTAATTTCAATTAAAAACTTTTTTAATATTTCAAAGCATAAAGAAGATTTGCTTAATGAAATATTAGAACAAATGAATAATGGTGGCCGTCAATTTAAATTAAAGTCAAATAAAGTATTATCTAAAGTATATCAAAATTTTTTAGAGTATTCTCAAAACAGATTTGGTAAATTAGACATAATTAAAGAGCCTGAAATGTGGGCTTTATGTACTAATAAAGATAACTGGAAATCTGTTGTTCATAATCACATAGAAACGTCAACCATTAATGCTGTTTATTATTTAAACATACCACAAATAGACTATAAAAATGTAGGTGATATTAAATTACTACACGAAAACAAATGGTATAATTATATGCCGTCTGAAAATGAGTTGATAATATTTCCTAATTACTTAACACACGATACAGAGTATAACAAAACAGACGATTTTAGAGTGTCTATAAATATGGAAATAAAGTGTAATAATGATATTGTTTGGAATTTATGATCTATTATGATAAAATAATAAAAGTTATTGATAATTTTTTACCACAAGATTATGTTGATGATATTGAAAAATTATTTTTAAAACCAAAAGAACACGAAAGTTCAAAAATAACTTGGTTTTATAACGACTACACAGCTTCTAAAGATACTATTCATTTAAATAGAATGAAAAGTAATAAAAACTATTTTGACTCTTATCAATTTACTCACGTTTTCTATAATATGGGCGAAGAAAACTCGTCTCATTTTAATAAAATTATTAAAATACTAGAAGATAGTAAAATAAGGTGGAAAAATATAGAAAGAATTAAGGCTAATTTCACCACACCCTTGCCAAATACTAAACCAGGTGATATAACGGTACCACATCAGGATATTGATCCTAATAGTGAATATTATAAAAATAAAAAAGCAATTAGTATGATCTATTATGTACACGATACAGATGGCGACACGGTATTTTATGATGATAATTGTAAAAAAATTATTAAAAAGGTTTCTCCTAAAAAAGGTAGGGCTGTGATATTTGACTCTTTAGTATTTCATAGTTATAAAAGACCTGCTAAATCAGATAAAAGAGTTGTAATAAATTTTATAGTAGATATATAATGAGTAAATTTGTTTTAGTAAAAGATAATATGTTGTCTAAAAAAGATTGTAATAATATAATTGAAACTTGTAATAAAAACTTGTTATCATCTAAAGATTATCAAGGCTATGAATACTATGATATTAAAAAAATGAATTTATGGAAATTTTTAGTAGATAAATCTAATCTACTTATTAAAGATTATTTAAAAATATATCCAGAGCTTGATCTGGTAAATAATATTTTTGCTTTATCAAATGTTAGATTTAAAAAATTTAATAAAGGTAAAAGTTTTGCTGATTGGCACTCTGAACATTGTTTTGACTATCCAAACAGAATACTAAATATAATGTACTATCTGTCTGACCACGATTGTGGCACAAAATTTTATGATGGTGAAGTTGTCTTATCTGAAAAAGGTAGAGCAATAGTTTTTCCGTCATACTTTACACACACTCATAAGGGCCAGGTTTGTCCTCAGGGGAAGACTAGATATATATTAACAGGTTATTTTGAGTTTTTAAATAGAGGTAAAAAATGAATTTAAAAAATTACTATTATTATTTTCAATCGGCATTAACACCAAGAATTTGTGATGATATAGTACAATATGGTAAAGCACATAATCCAGAAATGGCCGTAACAGGTGGTTTTGGTAGAGAAGATAACAAAGAAAATTTTAAAGTAGATGGTTCATTAAAAAAATCTGCCATAAAAAATTTACAGAAAAAACGTAAATCAGATATTTGTTGGATGAATGATCATTGGTTGTATAAAGAAATACATCCCTTTATACATAAAGCAAACAAAGAAGCTGGTTGGAATTTTGAATGGGATTGGTCAGAGTCTTGTCAGTTTACAAAATACGAAGTAGGCCAGTTTTATGATTGGCATACTGATAGTTGGAATGTGCCATATAATAAACCAGATGATCCTAATACAAACGGAAAAATAAGAAAATTATCTGTTACAATTTCGTTATCTGATCCTTCAGAATACGAAGGTGGTAATTTAGAGTTTGATTTTAGAAATCAAACTGATTGGGTAAATAATAAAAAAGCAAGAATTAAAGAGTGTACTGAAATAAGACCAAGAGGTTCTATAATAGTATTTCCTAGTTTTGTTTGGCATAGGGTTAATCCTGTTACAAAAGGTACAAGATACTCTTTGGTTATTTGGAGCCTAGGACGGCCTTTTAAATAGACTTATATATATTGATATGAAACGGAGATTAAAATGGTAGTTAGTACAAAAATAAAAGATGTTATGAATACAGAAATGCATTTTAGCACACCTATTTACACGATTGAAAAGCCAGAGTTTTTAAAAAGTGCTATTAACGCAACTGATAAATTTATTAAAGCTTCTTATGAAATGAATAAAGTAAAATTAAAAGAAAGAAAAAAATATTTAGGTAATAAAGATTACTTAAAGGTAAAAGACCACGGAATGAGCTATCACTCAACACCTATAAATGGTGATCCTGGCTTAAAAGATTTAGAACAATATATTGGTGCCACATCTTATAATCTTATGACAGAGTGGGGTTATGATATAGGAAAGTATCAAATGTATTTCACAGAATTTTGGGTACAAGAGTTTTCTAAAAATGGTGGCGGCCATCACAGCACACACGTTCATTGGGATAATCATATATCCGGCTTTTATTTTTTAAAGTGTTCAGATAAAACATCTTATCCTGTAATGCACGATCCAAGATCAGGTGCTATGATGACAAAGTTACCAATGAAAGATGGAGCTAAAATTACTCCAATGTCCGATAAAATACATTATCAACCAAAACCAGGAACACTTATGTTTTTTCCTGCTTACGTACCACACGAATTTTCTGTTGATGATGGTGTTGATGATTTTAGATTTATACATTTTAATTTACAAGCAGTAAGAAAGGAAATATCAGCGAATAATGAACAAAAAATTTAAAGAAAAACATTTTTTTGTAATCAAAGAAGCTATTGACCCTAAAGTAGCAAATTTTATTTACAATTATTTTACTATGAAAAAACAAGTGGCTAGGACTATGTTTGATACTCGTTTTATATCGCCTTATACAACAGAGTGGGGTGTTTGGAATGATGAACAAGTGCCTAACACTTATTCTCATTATGCTGATACAGCTATGGAAACTTTATTATTAGCAGTACAGCCTAAAATGGAAAAACTAACAGGCCTTAAATTAAATCCTACTTACTCTTACGCTAGAATTTATAAGAAAGGTGATATTTTAAAAAGACATAAAGATAGATTTAGTTGTGAGATATCCACTACTATGAATTTAGGTGGTGACCCTTGGCCAATTTACATTGAGGCAAAGAAAAATGTCGGAACACCTGATAAAGGTTTTCCAGCACAAACTACAAATGAAGGCGCAAAATTAACTTTAAAACCTGGTGATATGTTAGTTTATAAAGGTATGATACTAGAACATTGGCGTGATACTTTTTTAGGTGATAATTGCGCTCAAGTATTTTTACATTACAATGATGTAAACTCTAAAGTTGGTAACTCTAAAGAAAATATATTTGATGGTCGTCCTCATTTAGGTTTACCCTCTGCTTTCAAAGATATTAAACTTTAATAACATAAATAGCTTTATGAGTAAACTAGAAGAAAAAGTCAATGAAATACTTGGCATTGAAAAAGAAGTTGAAAAGGTAGAAAAAGAATTTAAACCTTTAGTGCCTCGTAAAGAAGATGATAAAAAAGAAGATGTTGATAATGATTACAAATATAGTAGAGAAAATTACTACAATTTAATTGAAAGAGGTCAAGAAGCTATACAAGGTATTTTAGATGTAGCAAAAGAAGGCCAACATCCTAGAGCATATGAAGTAGCATTAGCCGGTATTAAAAATGTTGCTGATACCGTAGATAAGTTACAAGACTTACAGGCTAAATTAAAAGAATTAAAACAATTACCAAAGACATCAAACGCCAATATTAAAAACGCTTTATTTGTAGGGTCAACTGCTGAATTACAAAAAATGTTAAATAGAAAAAAAGAAGATGAAAATATTAAAAGCAAAAACATCACACCCGAAAAAACAGATATTTCCGATAAATGATTTAAATTATAATCAGTATTACACAAAAAATAATTCTAAATTAGTAAACGGTGCTGAAGATATATTAGATGGCGCTGATATGATAGACCCTATTCAAATAAAAAAATATACAAAGTCTAAAACAACAAGATATGGTGCTAATGGCAAAGTTTATAGAGAAAGAATTTATGGTGTTTGGAAAGGCAATCAAAGAGTGACGGCTGCCGTAAAATTAGGTTATACACATATAGAGGGTATAATAGTATGAGTAATGACGCATATCTAGGTAATCCAAATTTAAAAAAAGTTAATACACCTGTTGAGTTTACTAAAGAACAAATATTAGAATATCAAAAGTGTGCTAAAGACCCTTTATACTTTATGGAAAAGTATATACAGATAGTATCTTTAGATGAGGGTCTCATACCTTTTAAAATGTATGGTTTTCAAAAAAAGATAGTAGAGACTATTCATAATAATAGATTTACAATATGTAAACTACCAAGACAATCAGGTAAATCAACTACAACTATTTCTTATTTACTTCATTATGCTTTATTTAATTCTAATTCAAATATTGCTTTACTTGCCAATAAATCATCAACTGCTAGAGATATATTAGGTAGATTACAACTCGCTTATGAAAATTTACCAAAATGGTTACAACAAGGTGTAATAAACTGGAACAAAGGTAATATTGAATTAGAAAATA